ATGCACTAGTTGTTGGTCTGTAGTATGTATGTAGGGAGTTGCTCCTACAAAACAACAGGGCCATAAGTATCCTAGAGCGTCAATATAAATGCTTTTAGTTTCCTCAACTTCACATTTAATTGTAGCACTAGCAACTAATTCTCTATAGTTTTCTACAGTCTTTTTATCTACAAACACTAATTTTTGTTCTGTAGGATTTTCTAACCGATGGGTTACATTCCCATTTTTATCGTAAGCATCAAACCAAGGGTTGCCTATAAAGCGACTAGTTTGCTTTTCATAGAAGCTATCAAATCCTAAATCCTTAGCCATTTGACGTGCAGATTCTAGTTGATGTTCATTGTGTCTAAATGTAATAAAGTTCCAGCGGGCTTTGCCGCCAGCATTGATAAATGTTTTAGCATTGTCAATAATTTTATTAAAGTCTGTACCTACACGATACAATGCGTGAGTATCTTCCAATCCATCAATACCAAATTGTACAAGATGATTGTCAGGTAACGCTGCGGCTAATTCTGCCCACCACTTAGTCGAGCGTAAGCTACCATTGGTATGGATATCAATCCTAATGGTAGGATTATTCATAACAATATAGTTGACAATATTGATTAGATCATTGTTAAGCAATGGATCACCGAAGTTGCCACACATAGTAATAGTATGTAGCTGCTCTACTAATCGACTAGGCACCATTTTAACAAATAATCTAAGATCAATATCTCGAACCTTGAGTAATGGATTTTCTTGACCACCGTGATGATTGCGAGCGCACATCGGACAACTAGCCTGACAGTTAGAACTAAGCTCTACATGAAGGGCGCCGATTTCTTTAAATTTATACATTTTCAACCCACTGTTTATCGATTTTAACATAGGGACTATCATTGCTACAAAGCACTATACAACCGATAGACTCAGCAGAATTCCATTTGGATTGCCATAATGTCTGCCACGTGTTATCGTCTATAATATCTTTAATAGATCTGTTGAGTGCATTTATATTTTCTGTGCCACCGAGCTCGTCAATAAATTCAAATACTTGTTTTTGAATCTTACCACCAATGCCGATATTAGAATACTCGTGATATAAATTATATTTTTCTAATATAGATTTATCATAGTTAGTATAGATAAATGCTGCTAGTATGCAACACGGCATGACTGTATAGCAAGCATCAATATAAACTTCTCGATGCCTTAAGGCAAAACAGTCTATATCTGTTTTATTAGGCCAACTTGGGTATGTTTCTAAATCTCGGCTATTAACAAAATTAATAATGCTAGCTGTAGGTTTTTCTAGATAGTGCGTTATAGTCCCATCTCGATCAACCACCGCAAATTTTTCTGTTTCGAATCGACGGGTGTCTTTAAGTTTAAATTTTGAAAATCCTAAATCCTTTGCCATCTTTTCTGCTTGTGCTACCTGATGTTCATTGTGTTTAAATCTAATAAACATCCAAGCAGCATGTCCACCAGCAGACATGTATGTCTGCGCATTATCAATGACTTTCTGCCAATCTGTCCCTACACGATATAATGCGTGAGTATCTGCTAGGCCATCTAGGGCAAACTCTATCGTATGATTGCCGGGCATGGCTTCTGCTAATTGCTGCCACCATGCTTTAGGCCTAGCACTACCATTTGTATGAATTTCTACTCTTAGATTAGGTGCAGTATTTTTAATATACTGACACATTTTTATTAGATCATTATTAAGTATAGGATCACCAAAACTGCCACAAAAATTAAGTTCTTTTAATTGATGTAAAACTTCTGGACTTATAATACGAACAAAGTCTTCGTACGACCAATCATTAATAGTTAACTGAGGATTTTCTATACCGCCGTGTATGTTGCGTGGACACATAGGGCAACTGGCTTGACATCGATTAGTTATTTCTATATGGATGCTTTCTAATTCATTAAATCTAAACATTCTTATGCCCTATAATCATATAGCGTGTATACATTTGAGTAGGCAACTCTCCACTCCATAGTATATCGATATTACTAATTGATTCAAATTCTTTGAGATCCTTGGACCATCGAATATGTTCTGGTATGTCATAGTTGTTACTTTGTAATACAATTAAACTAGAAGTTGGTAAGTTAGCTAGCCATTGATCGTATTGATCCTGTGTAATATGTTCACAACTGGTATTAATTATAACATCGCTTGTAGATTCTACATTGCACATGTCGTCAGTGATAGCTTTAAAGTAACCATCCTGTTCTTCTATTTTATTCATCATGGTAGCTATCGGTTGACAACTAGGATCTATATCTATACTACGTAAATATTTTATTGCAATATCGCTTTGAAATAATAAGCTAGCTAATACACCAACCCACCCGCCGTGTATGTCTACACTCACAGCACTAGTGATAAAAGGTTTGATACTATCAATTAGCCATTCTTTACTCTTAATCTGACCCTGCCAGAAAGCATCCATAGTCCGTATAGGATCCGGGCTTTGACGGATGGCCTGCATCCAAAAATGTAAGTGTTCTAGATCAACTTGCATTTTGGTATCTTTGAATCTGCTGAGCTGACACAGGTAGGTGTTTTACATTTGGTTGGGAGATCAAAAAGAGTAAATCCATCCTCGAGTGTTCCTAGTATATCATCGTGACAGCTATATGCCCTCTTGACTTCGTTACCTCGTATTATAACACTTTGCCACCCAGCATGGCAATGCCAATCGGTGAACTTGTTAAAACCAAATGAATTAAATCGTTCTGCTTGATCAAATAGATATTCATTACCATCTGCATCAGAGAGCTTTATTTGATATACATCTTCGCCCTGTGCCCGTTGTTTAAATCCAGTTTGCATTGCTTTTATCATGTCATCAGTATAGCCATCAACTATGCGACTAGCAGTAGGATCGCTTTGAGGCTTTAAAGTTACATTAATTCCACGACCATGGAACTGTTCTAATCGATCATATAGTCCCCAGAACTTTTCCGGAACCATGACTTGATTAATAGTAACATATATGCCATCGTTTATTAATTGCAAACACTTATCACCAAATTCTTGTTCTTTAGCAAATTCTTCATGATAGCTAGCTGTAATACTTCTGCGCTGAAGTACTTCGGTTGCTGTGGACCAATTTTTCCACCATTTTGGACCTGGACTCAAATTAGTAGTCATGTGTATGCTTTGATATGGAGATTGGACTCCATCATCCAAATAGGTAATTAGATTAATTAGATCTTTGTAGGCTGTAGGTTCGCCACCTGAAAAACTCCAATGGAATTGGCTAAATCCATTTTGGCGAGCTTGCCGTTTAATTTCATCAACCGTTTTTTGGTAAAGCTCTAATGGCTTATGATCATTATAGTCGGTACGTGCATATGGCCAGCAGTACGAACAACTGTAATTACAAAATCTGCCCAATATCCAACTTGTGTTAAATAATGGACGATCCAGCATTGTCTGCTGTCCAAAACGAGTTATTTTATCAAAGGGTATGGTTGAGAAGTTCATTGACAGTATTTACATTTGATAGTATAATTATAACGTAGACGTGAGTGGAACGGTATACCTCCTCCCTAGCATTCGTTAGGGAGGGCCAGGGGCTAAGTCCTAGACTGCCTTTGTAGGTTCGAATCCTACCGTCTACACCATTTTAATTAGGCACAGAAAGGCATTGTATGAAAAAAGTATTAGGTATTTTATTTTTAATTAGTAGCGTGGCGCATGCTGGTTCTTATGATAAATTTGATGCTACTCATAATATGAATAATCAAGTTGCTATTACATGGATCCAAGTTGATGATGTGAATAAGGCCTGCGAAGCTGAAAGCCGTAGAAGAGGCAACCGTGGATTCGGTTATGCTCTAGAAGCCTGCAGTTTTTGGCCTGCACCCGGCGGTCCAAAAGTATGTACTATTATTACAAAGAAAAGTACCGATTTAGATACATTAGGTCACGAAACTCGTCACTGCTTTCAAGGCAATTGGCATCCTGAAAAATAATGAAAAGTTTAGTAGAAGATATTTGGCGTGATGACGAGATTCTAAACAAGATCCGTACTCGCAACGACTATGCTCAAAATCTCTATGCGGCATTTTGCAATATGCAATGGTGCCCACGTGATTTATGGCCCATGCTAAAAGAAGAATATTGGTCCTGTAGTTGGCGTGCCGCAGGCGGACTAGTATCTGACTTCATAGGTAAGGGCGACTATATGGATTGGTATTGTAGTGGCATGGGCGGACTAAACAGTGACTATAGTAGTGAAGAAACCGAAGAAGAATGGCGTGCTAGGACTGGCTATATTTCCGAAGGTGTCGTAGCAGACGAAATTGAAGTAGATTTAAACCGCTTAGGTTGGATTCCAATTCCTTGGAAATCTGATTAAATATCTTGGTAAATACTGCTATGAAAGAATGGACTACGTTTATAGAAGAAGATGAAAATGGGGAACTTGTACTCCCATTGCCAGACGGCTTGCTCGAACTACAGGGGTGGCAGGAAGGCGACGATTTAGAATGGACTGATAACGGTGACGGTAGTTGGTCCTTGTCAAAAGTAAACGAATGAGTAAAGACGATTTATTAGAATTAACAGGTGTAGTAGAAGAAGTACTGCCGGGTAATATGTTTAGAGTTAAAGTAGAAAATATGCCCGAATTATTACTTTGCTATATGGGCGGCAAACTTAAACAACATAAAATTAGAATCATTGAAGGTGACTCAGTCAAATTAGAAGTTAGCACATATGATCTGAGCAAGGGCAGAGTAACTTATAGGTTATAAAATGAATAGCATTATGGAAACTGTCTGTGCTGTATGTAATCGAATACTAAGCAAGACTGCCCAAGGTATAAGTTTTCAAAAATTGCTAACTCATATAAGACGAGAGTTTCGACAGCAACACATAGATTTAACTATTAAGACTCATCGAAAGAAAAAACTTCCAGAAGAAGAGTTTTATGTTAATGGGTATTATGATCCAGAAAGCGATCATCATAATGAATGCCCAATTGAACTAATCATAATACATAATTTCCCAACTCATATTGAATGGTATCCGGATCACTCTAGAGATTTCCTAATACAGATTTTTGATACTGTAGTACATGAATTGCGCCATCAGAGGCAAGCTCGAAAAAGAAAACTTAGATTCCATTCTCACCCAGGTTCTAAGCCAGAAGAATACTTATCGGATCCAGATGAGATCGATGCATATTCAATTTCGATAGCGATCGAACTTACTCGCACTTTGGGCAAAACTAGAGCATTACGATATCTACATAGTCCAACTACATTGAGCCGATTCAAACTTAATAACAACTATGTTAGTCCTAGCTTGTTTATGTATAAACAAGAGTTTCAAAATCCTCAAGATCCTGTTATTAAAGAGCTCATCAAAAAAATCTATATACGTCTTAAAAAGGTTGACACAGATTGTATCTTCGTGTAAAATAGTAACACTAAACCTATTATCAAAAGGCAGTATATGATTACACTTAAACAATGGATGGAAGTTGCTGACTATCGCATCACTGAAGGTAGTGATTACATGTGGGATTGTTATGGTAAAAATGCCTATCGTTTAGATGCGTGGAATGGCGATCACGATGGCCACAGTGTTAGTATTTTGTTTGACACGAAGACTCAAGAAGTCTACGAAGCTACCGCTTATGACTATGCTAATCAGCGTGCTTATCGCTTAATGAATTCCGATTGGGTTAAAAAGCACAAGAAAGAAGCTAAACTTAGAGAAGTTGATTATAAACAAGCGTGGGACGATGTCGAATATACAGACTTAGAGCTCGACGATGATTGGTTAGAAAAAGCCAAAGCTATTGTATCAGGCAAGGCCTATGATACTCGTGTACAAGTGCCCTTGGTGTTAGACAATGATCAACTGTTTGAAATGATGCGGTTGGCTCACGACCGCGATATTACTCTAAATGCACTTGTAGAAGATATACTGAAGCAGGCAATTAAAGGTGAACTAAATGAAAATTAAAGTTGTATCGGATCTCCATATAGAGATGTCCGACATTGATATATTCAATGATAATGATTATGATGTACTGATACTATCGGGGGATATCTGCGTTCTTCACGATCTCAAGGTATCACCTGTTTCTGTTGCATGGAATGATGCAGAGGAGCCTCTGAGCAAGCGAGCTGAACGCGGTCTGCGGTTTGCTGACTTCTTCCAACGCTGTAGTACTAGATTCCCACATGTGGTCTATGTAATGGGAAATCACGAACACTACAATGGCAAGTTTGATCAAAGTGCAGATATATTCCGTAAAATGCTCGACGACTTACAGTTGCATAATATCTACTTATTAGACAATGATACTAAGCAGATTGATGATGTTTATTTTGTCGGTGGCACGTTATGGACCGATATGAATGGTGGTGATAAATTTACCATGTATCATCTAGAACACTGCATGAATGATTTTAGTGTTATACGTATTGCTAAAGAAAACTTTAGAAAATTCCTGCCAGTTCGTGCTATGGCTGAATTTCATAAGACTAAATCATATATAAGTCACGTGATTGAAAACTTGCCCGAAGATGCTAAGGTAGTAGTGGTTACACATCATACACCTAGTTTCCAAAGCGCACATCCAAAGTACGCTGCCGATACTCTAATGAATGGTGGATATCACAGTAATCTTGATCAATTTATTTTAGATAGACCAAAAATTAAACTATGGACTCATGGACATACACACGAGACATTTGATTACTTTATTGGTACTACTCGAATAGTATGTAACCCGCGCGGTTACGAAACTTACAGTTTTGTAGAAAGTACAGGCTGGAACCCAAATATAACAGTGGAGATTTAAATGACAGACGAAATTGAAATCGTAGAAGAACAACAGCAACCAATCAGTGTAGGCGATATGTTGCGTACAACTAGCCAAAATACCAATAATCTGTTGTTACAGATGGCCGATCATATTGACAAACTAGAAGAAGAGATAGTACAATTAGTAAATCGTATACAAGAACTAGAAAGTCAAAAATGAAAATTGGATTGAGCTTTAGTCGATGTGTCCTTGACATTGTTGAAGGACGCATCGAATTTGACGATATTTTAGTTATAATTGCTCGAACAAATTTTAATCCACACATTGATGAACAATGGGCAGATATTTGGGAAGGTTATGCCCTAGGTAGCAGCCCCATGAGTAATCCAGAATGGTTCGATCACCAAGACGATGAAGACCAATTCAGAACAGTAGCTAAAGGACTGTATGATAGTGGCAAGTTGCATCAACCGAGACAATTTGAAAATGGCAACCCAAGGCGTCAACCGTACTATTGGTTAGAAGCAGTTTTACCTAGTATTGAATTAGAGTCTAACCCAGCCGCTAAAATAGCCTGGGATAAGTTTCAAAATATAGCAGGTTTGACTAACGTGAGTCTAAATGAAAGTGTATCTTGAAATACCTTGCAATTATTCTAACAGTATTATTAGTAGGGTGTGGTAACTCAAACTCTACTGATCTTACCTATGAAGAACTAGTACACTATCACACTGATTGCGATCTTGCAGGTTCTCAGCTAGACCGCCTTAAAGCAATACAACGTGATAAAAACTTTGATGCAGATCCCGACAAACTCAATGATAGTGATCGTGCCTACAATGCACGATTGAAAGCTACTATCTGGTGGTATGCTTATAGCTGTGATAAATCATGAAACGGCTACTGTTACTAGCTCTGCTTGTTAGCCAATCTGCCCTAGCCGATTGTAATATAAACTCAGCTAGCCAATTGGCTACCGAGCATAAGGTCGGACCAATCGAGCATCTAACTAAAACTATCAGCATGGGTGTATGTACTGTTAGTTTTGATATTACTGTAGATGGCATTCCACATCACTTGACCGAAACCGAAAAAGGATTGGAACAAGAAGAGAGCCTATGTTATTATGCCAAAGAGCGAGCTCGTAAAAACTTGCTTTTAGATTTGGGTGGAGAATTTAAAAGCGAAGCTATCACTACTTGTCGAGAAGGAAGCGATGTATCGTCCAAAATAAAGATTGGCGATATCATTTTGGCTAACCAAGTCCGACCTAGTCCGGTTAAAAAAGAGTTTATGCACAACGGAACTAAATGTCGTATGTTCCAAGAACATTACGCCGTAGAACGTCAGTTGCGGACATACAACGGAGTCATGTGCCAAACGGACAATGATGAATGGCTAGTAGTTGACAAGTGGTAATAGAGATGTTATACTATACATGTATTAACACACAGAGAAAGGTTGTAAAATGAATCCGAACTATTTGATTAAAAATATCTTGTGGACTATTATCATAGTAATGATGCTAGCGATAGTTCTGTGTACAAGTGGTTGTGGTACAGTTGCCGGTTTGGGCAACGATATTTCAGGTGCCGCCAACTGGACTAAAGATAAAATGACTGGAGATTCTAAATGAAAAAAACCCTACTACTATTACCTATCGTTGCCGCTTTGGCTGCTTGTGGTACTACAGACCCATACCAAAAACGTGCAGACAATGAACGTGCTTACAAAGAGCGCCAAGTCGAACGTGCTATTGACCAGGCTCCTAAATGGATGATAGTTACACCAATTAGTAATTCAGCAGTCTATGCCGCGGGTACTAGTGCAAGCGGTGACTACTCAATGGCTTTCCAAAAAGCCAAAGCAGATGCATATGGCAAAATCTGTATGACTGCTGGCGGAACGGCTAGTCAGCGTACTAAAGTATATAAAGCAGATACAGCAGATTCCAGTTCAGAATATTCAGAAATGATCTTGCGTACTTCATGCAAGGAAGTAGATCTTACTGGCGTCGAAACTACTGAGAAAAAGATTGTTGCAGAGGGTAATCGTTTCCGTGCATACGTTCTAGTAGCACTACCTACAGGTGATGCTAATATTCTTAGAAAAGCTAAAGATCAAGCTAAGTTAAATGAGATTGCGGCTCGCCGTGCTCCTGAAGCATTTAAAGAATTAGACAACTAATAGCTATGGAGTTTTTTCAGCCGCTACGTGATGACCTGATGGTTCAACAGCAGATCTCTAATTCCTGGGAGCATATGGTAGGAGTTATCATGCTTAATCAGACTGGACGTAGACCAGTTAAGTTAGCCCTACCAGAATTCCTTTATTGGTTTCCTACTCCGCAGGCGTTACTCAAGGCCGATCCGGACTTTGTCAAAACTATCCTAGCACCCCTGGGCATGATGACTGTGCGGTATAATCGATTAATTGGTATGAGCCGAGACTATTTGACTTGGGATGGCGAAGATGCTACAATGCTGTACGGTATTGGAAAATACGGATCAGACAGTTATGAAATATTTTTCAAACAGAATTATACTGTAGAGCCTACAGACAAAGAATTAAAAAGATATTTACAAGAGGAAATAGGATGCCAAATTTAGTACCAATGGTTATTGAGCAAGAGGCTCGAGGTGAACGCAGTTATGATATTTACAGTCGTTTATTAAAAGATCGTATTGTTATGCTGGACACAGATGTAAACGAGCATTCTGCTAGTTTGCTAGTAGCACAGTTGTTATTTTTGGAAAGTCAAGGCAATGAAGATATTACTTTCTTTATTAATAGTCCAGGCGGCGTTGTTACTGCTGGTATGGCCATTTACGATACAATGCAATTCATTAAACCAGATGTTGCCACAGTCGTTATGGGACAAGCGTGTAGTATGGGTAGTTTGCTGGCTACTGCTGGTGCTCCCGGCAAGCGTAAAATGCTTCCAAATGCTCGCCACATGATCCATCAGCCCTCGGGCGGCGCAGGTGGACAAGCTACAGACATGGAAATTCAGGTAGCTGAAATCATTAAAATGAAGTATAATTTAACCAGCATTTATGCCAAGCACAATAGCAAGGGCAAAACTATTGAACAATTAATGGCTGATATGGAACGCGATAAGTTTATGAGCGCAGAAGAAGCCCTAGAATACGGTTTAATTGACGAAATTATAACGAAACGCCCGTAAAACATGTAATAAAATGACACTCCTAGTATACTATAAATAGTTTTACTAGGAGTGTTATTGTGGCCCAGCTACCCTTTAATTGGTCGGAAATTACTGCATATGACTTATATTCCATGTTCTACTCGCTTAACGGCGAATTAGTAGGCAAGGATTTATCCCCTAGTCAAATCCAGAAACGAATTAATAAGGGTATTAAACCCTGGTTGCCCATTAAGTTACGCAAGTGTATTCATTCACCTACTACTAAAGGCTTTATTTTTCTAGGCGGCGTTTATTACAGCGATTTAGATAAAAAGGGAAAACCGGCTATCGAAATCAACTTTAATTTTAATCCCACAGATAAAAAATTGAAGCTCACACCGTATCGTTTTAAGCGTATGTGTGTCCGATTTGCAGATGTAGTTCTTCACGAAGTAGTACATATGCGCCAATTCCGCGCTCGAAATTTTAAAAATATCCCAGGTTATCAAAGCACTGCAGAATTAAGTAAAACTCGCAAAGAGCAAGAATACTACGGTGATACTGATGAAATGGGCGCTTTTGCATTTAATACTGCTTGCGAATTGGTTAGACGTTTTGGATATGATCCTACAAGAATTAGGCATTACTTAGATTCAAACGAGTGTCGACGCCATAAAAATTCAGACTGGCAATCATACTTAAAAACGTTTGATTGGAACCATAATCATCCAATTATACGCAGAATGAAAAATTTGATTATGCGCCAATTAGAAAATGCTTATATTGGTAAGCCATTTAAAACTAATAATCACTTGACATACTAGCTCTAAAGATGCTATAATAACTAATATAGTTATTAGAAAGGTCTAAAATGAGCGATCCCTGCCAGTATGTTATTTCAACCCTAGAAGATCATCCTAGCCGCTTAAACAAAGAGGCTATTATTCTTGCTCAAGCAGAAGCAGGCAATGATGAGCTATTTGCTGGTATGCGACTAGCATTAGATCCTATGACTACGTTTGGTATCAAACAAGTAAAGGAAAAAACAGATGAAGACGGCCCTGGCTTACCTTGGAGTGAGTTTACTTCTATTCTGGATGGCTTTATAAATCGCACAGTCACCGGCAATGCCGCTCGTGATACCCTGGATCAGATGATAGCACAGGCTACTAAGAGTCAATGGAATGGATGGTATCGTAGAATCCTAATTAAAGACCTACGTTGCGGAGTTAGTGAAAAAACTGTTAACAAAGTGGTGGAGAAGAAATATGCTCAATATACAATCCCTGTGTTTAGTTGTCAGCTTGCTCACGATAGTGCTAACCATGAGTCCAAAGTTTCAGGCAAGAAACTTATTGAAGTCAAGCTGGATGGTGTTCGTGTTATCACTGTTGTTCGTGCAGATGGCCGAGTTGATCAGTTTAGCCGCAATGGCAAAGAGCTCGTAAACTTTCCACATATTAAAGAACAAATTAGTAGTGTAGTTAAATCCAAAGGCACAAGCAAAGGCATGGATCTCGTATTAGATGGCGAAATTATGTCTAGCTCATTCCAGGACTTGATGAAGCAGGTACACCGTAAGAGTGATATCAAAGCCAATGATGCTGTATTAAATTTGTTTGACATTATCCCGCTAGCAGACTTCGAAGCGGGTGCTTATGATAAACCGCAAAGTGTTCGTAGCACAATGGTTAGTTTTTGGGTCAACGAAAACAAAGATATGTTGTCTAATGTAGAAGCACTAAGCAACGAACTTGTAGACTTAGATACCGAAGAAGGTCAGGCTCGTTATAAAGAAATCAATGCCAAGGCAATTGCAGGCGGATACGAAGGCATAATGCTTAAGGATCCAGATGCTAGTTATGAATGTAAGCGTTCAGTTGCATGGTTGAAGTTGAAGCCTTTTATTGAAGTTAGTTTGGCAGTAGTTGCCGTAGAAGAAGGTACAGGTAAAAACATAGGCAAACTTGGTGCGCTAGTGTGCGAAGGAGTAGATGATGGTAAGACTATTCGGGTTAATGTCGGTAGCGGACTTACAGATGAAGATCGTGTTGTATACTGGGATAATGCTGATACACTTATAGGTAACATCGTTGAAGTAAGAGCCGATGCTATTACACAAAATCAAGATGGTACATATAGTTTACGATTCCCACGCTTCAAAGGATTCAGAGGATTCGTAGTAGGGGAAAAGATTTAACTTATGAATGCAATGCCAATCTTTGGAACTAACTTCGGTTGGGAATATCTTGAAATAGATAATCCTGCTATCGAATCGTTTTGTTATGCAGAGCAAGAAAAATCACCTGCTCCTCATAAGGCAGTAGGATGGCAAAGCGGATTTATTGATTTTAATGTAGCAGTTCTAAAACCACTAGTTGATGCTATCAATGTAAAGCTAGACGAAATAACTTGCTTATATAAAATTAAAAAAGAACATGCACCGGAATTAACTAATGCGTGGATTAACATTAATAAGCCAACCGGCGTTGTTCTAGGGAATAATGTTCCACATTTACACCCTGGAAAATTTGCTAGCTTTGTCTATTATGTTCGAGCAGAAGAAAAATGTGGCACATTAACACTAGTATCACCAATGCACGATATGATGGAATTTGCTATTCCACATCAAGTATATGAAAAGAGAGATGAACATAATAGTACTACTTGGATTGTCACCCCCAAAGCAGGAACCTTAGTTACCTTTCCTGCGTGGGTTAGACATCAAGCAAATCCTAATCACAGCAATACTGATCGAATAAGTATAGCTTTTAATGCAGAATTAAAAGGTCTGCAAACAATATTAAATCCTAAGGAATAAGAATGACTATTAATGTATATTGGACAAGATGCAATCCGGGCGAGACAGAATTACGTATGTCTGGTCTTGACGGAAACTCTATGATTAGTCCATTAAGAATACAGGCACCCGAGCCCCTATTAAAACATATGGATTATAAGGAATTTTTTGGACCAGCGGTGTCTCGTTGTCCTGCAATCATAGACGATTTAAAAAATATCTTTGTTATCAAAAGTCCAGTAGATATGAAGGTTGAGGTTATGGAGGATCATACTATGAAAATCCTTACCCAAAGTGTACAATTTGCACAATCGTTTTTAGGTAATCCGCAGGGTCGCATGGGACTACATCAAATGGCATTGGGCTATTTGTTTATTGCAGAAAAAAGCCTTGTAGCTACCCAACTACCAGCGTACTATGATATCAATGGATTTACAGAAAATTCATTCCTTATCAGTGCTAGCTTTGACGTAGGCAGCTGGTTCCGAGTAGCAGGTAAACCTGCATTTGCCTGGAAGCCGGGTGCAAGAATCGTAGATATTAAAGAAGGCGATGCACTAATGTATTTCAAATTTAACACTTCAGAAAAAGTTAGATTAATCGAATACGACGACACTGAGCATAACAAGCAAGGCGATTGGCGTTTTGATAATACCTGTGCTAGACTTAAACACCAAGGTACCGGAGTAATCCCATTAGCCAAGTGCTATGAATATTTCCATCAATTTAAACTGCGCCAGCGTATTTTAAAAATGGCTAAAAAGAATGTAGTAAAGGACTAAGATGGCACAGCACACACACTATTGGACCTGTAGTAAATTTGCAGACTGGCTGCGTGGTACTGCAAAACCTATGGCAGGAACCATGGAGCAATGGGACGAGTGGAACAAATCTGCTAGCCGAACACATCCTATCCGTTTTTGGTTAGCTGACGAGGGCCTTGGCTATCTACAAGACATTATTACATGGCCCGTAAGGACACTATATGACATCAAATATTACGTCAACAATCGTTGGGTTACTAAGAGTCATGCTCTTACTGCCCACCCTCGCGATATCCGCCCTGGCAGTTGGAGTGACGTTGGTAATCGGTTTCTCCCTTGTCTTTTTAACGAACTTGTTAACTTTGTTGAAGTCGAACTCGCGTGGATGCAGGTAGCATGGAGCGATGAATCAAAGGAAAGATATAAAGCACCATTTTGGTCAAGCGGATGGTTCCGTTGGCGTACATGGCGAAATAAACGTGCTGGTTTAGATAACTTAGGTTGGCAGATGAATCTAACTTGGGGTGATGACGAGTTATTAGATAAAGACGACCCACGCTATGGCAAGCCCACTAGTCAAGCTATAAAGGCTAAAGAGATTTATGAATTATACTTTTGGTGGACTGTAATTCGTCCAGGACGATCCGATCCATATGAAGCCAGTGGTTGGACTGCTGTATGCGAAAAGGCCCGTGAAATGAACGGCGGTAAACTCACCTTTCGTACTCCACCCGAGCTTAAGAAAGAACATGATCGTGCGCACAAGGCTCTTACCAAAATGGAAGCAGCCCATGAAAAAGAAGATGAAGAAATGTTGATTCGTCTTATTAAAGTGCGGCACGGGCTATGGACGTGATTGATACTGATAAAATTTTTATAGTCGACGATATATTCCCCCATTGGCTACAAAACTATATTGAAAAACGTGCTAATACTATTCCGTGGGAGATCCGTGAGAATAAAATAAGTTCAGAGTATACCGAAACTACATTATCCTATCTAAGTTATCAAAATGGACATACTAATGGACCGGATATACTGGAACTTGTTAATATAATACACGAAGTATTAAGTGCTGATGTTATTCCGAAAAATGCGCCGGGTGTTGAACTTACAGGATTTTTTGGACTTCGATGGAATGGTGTAATTAAAGATCATCCGCCAAGTACACATCGTGATTGGGTTGATAGTTCGCAATGGACCATAGTTTATTTTGTAAACTATAGTGATGGGGATCTTGTATTTTACGATACTGATCAAACTACTGAAATTAAAAGATGCGAATATAAACGTGGACAAGCCGCAATATTTCCAAGTAACATATATCATAGTGCAACTAGCCCGATAACAAATGATTTAAGAATTACTATGGCAGCCCAATATTACGTAAAATAAAATGGATATAGAATTTAGACAACATGGTAAGGGTTGGTTGGCTGAAATTTGGTCAAGTGACCAAGTGCAGGTTGACGATGAGCGTATGCCCTATCCAGAAGAACTGTATCAAGAAATTAATGATTGGTGTATTAGCACTCTAGGTTATCATGCTCGTACTGCTTATCACGTATTTGAATTTAAGAAAAAATCAGACCTGGAGTGGTTTATGCTGAGATGGCAATAACTACTATATGGATAATATCAAGGGCGATGAGGTAAAGAAAATTAATGGGAAATTTGAATCCCAATACCAGTACGACTCCGAAACCGTTTATCAAAAATTAAATGAGGTAAGTCCTAGCTTTTGTCTAGCCAAATGGTATAATGTAAGTCTGCATATTCCAACAGGTAAAACACATTCCTGTTATCATCCACCAAGTCACCGTATACCAGTTGAAGAAGTTGTTGTTGATGTTTCGGCACTACACAATACCAAATATAAAAAAGAACAACGCAAGCTGATGCTAGCTGGCGAACGACCTGAAGAATGTAGTTTTTGTTGGCAAATAGAGGATAGCAGTAATAATCTTAGCGATCGTGCTTATCGTAGTAAAGATGTCTTTAGTCCTGAATTATTAGAAGAAGCTAAGACTATTGAAAATCCTAATCCACGCTATGTAGAAGTAAACTTTAATCAGGCGTGCAATTTTAAGTGTAGTTATTGCAGTCCGCATCTTTCAACCACATGGATGAAGGATATTGAAAAACATGGTGCATATAAACTAATAGGTACCTGGCATAATGACATGTCGTGGATGCAACAGAACATGCCTAATAACAGTCTAGACAATCCATACTTGCTGGCTTTTTGGAAATGGCTACCTCAGATCTACCCAACACTTGAAACATTCCGCATGACTGGTGGCGAACCGCTAATGGATAAAAATACGTTTCGTATGTTTGATTACATTAGAGAAAATCCCAAACCCGATCTTAATTTAAGTATTACAAGTAATTGCTGCCCGCCGGGGGATCAATGGAATCGGTTTATGGACGGACTAAAGGATCTAACAGATGCGGATGCTATAGATCATTTTATGTTATTCTGTAGTTTAGATTCGTGGGGATCGCAAGCCGAGTATATTCGCCACGGTATGGAGTTTAATACCCTCTATAGGAATATTACAGATTTTCTAGCCAATGGCAGCAAACATAGTCTAACATTCATAGCTACATTTAATGTACTAAGTTATCCCAATTGGTTAAACTATGTTAAAAACATACATCAGTTACGTAAAGACTACTGTAAAGATAGGCAGCTTATCTGGTTTGATGTACCAATGCTTACAAGCCCAGAATGGATGAGTGCAAAGATACTACCAGAAATGGTTACAGAACTAGAAAAGAGTGTAGAGTATATGAAAGCTAATAAAGAAGATCAGCTTTCTCGATTCAAAGGATTTAAAGATTTTGAAATTAGCAAAGTTCAAAGACTAATTGACTGGATTAAAACACCTACTAAATATGATCAGGATACTGCAATGATGAATTTTTATTTGTATTTTACAGAACAAGATCGTAGAAATAATACAGACATATTAAAGACATTCCCAGAACTAACTGATTTTTGGAACAGGTGTAAGGATCTGCATGGATAATATCTATATATTTGGTGATAGCTTTTGCGCAGAACTTGTTCCTGATAAAAATGCATGGACTATTAAACTACGTGAAAAGTTTTTTGTTATTAATGAAGCAGAAGGCGGTGCTAGTAATCATGAGATATTTTTAAAATTTTTAAAGTATTGTGATCTAATGCCTGATAACTCTATTGTCATATTATCGTGGTCGGACCCTACTAGATTTTATTTAAAATCCGGATTAGTTCGAACAGAATTTTTATACAATGTGTATTGGACTAACTTTTATAATGAAACATTAGATAATTTATATCAAAAATTATATACTACAGAAGTTAAGAGACTAGCAAAATTAAAAAATTTAAGATTGCTAGTGATATGGGCATTTCCATCCGGGTACCTTACAGATCGTACAAACTCTAACTGGACAAACAGTACATCCAATGATGCATTATATGACTACATTGACGAGTTCGAAAACGAAGTTAAGCCGCCTCTAATATACTTTTCAAGAAAAGAAATAGCGCATATTACCGATCAAGATAAAATATCAGAATTTTTTACAGCAGATAAAAGAGCAAATCATCTTGGTAATCAAAGAGTACACGATGCACTTTATAACATAGTATGTGATTTTGCAGAAAATAAAATAGCAGGTAAGATTAATTTAAACAACAGGATAAGCAATGGATCATAGACTACAGGAAATTAAATTCATAAGAGACAAACTAAACGATGTAAGCCCTAGCTTTTGCACAATGAAATGGTTGACACAAACATTATATCTCCATACCGGCGATAACCATAGTTGTTATCACCCACGTCCTCATCATATCGGTCTAGATGAAATTGCAGTTAATCCGGCTGCTTTACATAATACTAAATGGAAAAAAGAGCAACGTAAAAAAATGTTAGAAGGGGAACGTCCACAAGAATGTTACTATTGTTGGAATATCGAAGACTTGCCCGGTGAACATATTAGCGATCGCATGATACATAGTGCAAGTGATTTTAGTGTTCCAATGATTGATGAAGTTGCCAAGTTACCATGGGATCGAGATATCAATCCACGTTATTTAGAAGTCAGTTTTGGTAACGGCTGTAACTATCGTTGCGGCTATTGCTGTCCGCAGGCTAGCACCATGTGGACTGAAGAAATTAAAAAGCATGGTAACTATGACTTGACCTACAATCAGTATGGCATTGAGTTTATGACTAACGGGTCATATTACGGCCCTAAAGATGAAAATCCCTATATCGATGCATTCTGGAAGTGGTGGCCAAGTTTGCGTAATGATCTGCATACCCTACGTATCACAGGCGGTGAGCCGCTAATGAATCCGGGTGCTATGCAGTTCTTTGACCTGCTAGAAAATGAGCCGGCACCGCAGCTTGAGATTAGTCTTAACAGTAATCTAGGTGTAAGTTTTGCTAAAGTAGATAGTTTAATTGAGAGAGTACAGTCGTTGCTAACGCAAAAGAAGATTCGCAGTTTTAGTTTTTATACCAGTATCGACAGTTGGGGAGAACAAGCAGAGTATATGCGTACAGGATTAAACTGTGAGCATTGGGAACGCAACATGAGAGCTGTACTGGCAACAGGTACCACTGTTAACTTTATGTGTACATTCAATGTGTTGTGTGTTACTAACTTTACATTATTGTTAGAGAAAGTAATTGAGTGGCGTAAAGAGTTTGGCAAGGAAGCTATTAAGTTTGATACTCCTTACTTAAAAGAACCTCCACACTGGATGATCAATATCCTAACAGATGACTTCTTACCCTATATGGATAAGACATTAGATTTTATTAAAGCTAATCCCGATTGGTTAAGTGACTTAGAGTATGAAAAATTCCTGCGTGTAACTGATTACATGAAGGCTAAGACTATACCAGAGGAGAAGATTTGTGCAGGTCGTAGAGACTTTTATAGCTTCTTTACAGAGAATGACAAACGTTTGGGTACAGATTTGTTAAAGACGTTTCCAGAATATACAGAGTTTTACAACTTTTGTAAAGATATATATAATAACTATGATAAACGATAATAACAAGCATTCGTGGTGTGTAAACGCAGAACACGCCATGAGTGGTAATAACACTGGTACAACAAAAATATGTTGTATGTACCGAGACGAGGATCTTAAGCATTCTCTAGGTAGTGAAACTATCGCAGTTAACTTTAATCAAGAAGCATTTATAGAAGTACGTCAGGCTCTCAGTGCCGGTATTAGGCATTCTAAATGCAATTGGTGCTTTGAGGAAGAAGATGCTGGCCGTAAAAGCAAACGCCAGCGTGATAACGACAAGTACAAAGATTGGTTGAGTAAAGGCAATGCACCATTTAACGGGCTAGCCAAATTTGAATTAAATCTTGGTAATACCTGTAACTTAAAATGTCGTACTTGTGGTAGTCATTCTAGTAGCACCTGGATGGAAGAAGACTTTGATATTAACGAAAGCAGTCGCTACCCTACATACAAATTGTTTGCAGATAACATGAAGAAGTATCATCAGCACTACGATGACGAAAGTCCGTTCTGGGATGACTTAGAAGCTAATCTATCAACCATTAAGCAGTTTGATTTTTATGGTGGCGAACCTTTTATGAGCAAAAAGATGTGGAAGATTTTAGAAGTTGCAGTAGAGCAAGGTTACGCTAAAGATATTGAAATACATTATGCTACTAACGGTACACAATGGCCCACTGATAAGGTTGAAATCTTCCAACATTTCCGACACGTGCATTTAAGTTTTAGTGTAGACGGAATTGGTGAACAATTTGAATATATGCGATATCCAGCCAAGTGGAATGAAGTACAAGAGAATATGCGTAAAGCGATTGCACTCAATGAACGTTTTAAAAATCTCTATCTAGGGTGGTGTATTACTCTTAGTACATTAAACATTACAGGGCTTCCGAGAATTTTAGAAGAACATCAAAAGAATTTTAAAGACTTCGGACCTTACTTAAATTTAGTACACGGCCCAATACAGTATAATCTAGGTCAGCTTCCGGCTGATATCAAAGAGTATGTTGTAGGCATATTAGAATCTATACCTAAAGATACTGTTGATCAATATATGTATGAACAACATATACCTGGAATTATTAATTTTATTAAAAACGGTGTCCCCAATCCTGCTTCTTGGGAAAGATTTAAAGAAAGAACGCGGGTACACGATCAGTATCGAAAGCAAAACTTTGCCGATACCTATCCAGAATACGCCAAGGTGATTGGTTATGAATAATTTTTTTAATTTCTCTGAACTAAATCAATTACACATTGAGCTCACAAATGCGTGTAATGCCGCGTGTCCAATGTGTACACGTTTCCATGTTAATAGTCCATTAATCCGGCCCGACTTAGAAATAGATCAGATTACTATTGATCAATTTAAAAAATTCTTTCCTCCTACAATTATAAGAAAATGTGAAGTAATATTATTTTGTGGGGTACACGGCGACCCGGGCATGGCTAAAGACTTATATGAAATTTGTGAATATATAGCTGAAGTAAGTCCAGAAACAACAGTACGTATGAACACCAATGGCGGTATGCGTAAACCAGAGTTTTGGGAGAAGATTGGCAAATTATTTGCAGGCAAACTGCGTGATCATTGGTCGTGGCAAATAACCTTTAGTATCGACGGATTAGCAGATACTAATCATTTGTACAGACGTAACGTAGAATGGGATAAGTTAATGGCCAATGTCAAAGCATTTATTAATGCAGGCGGCAGAGCAGAGTGGGATTATCTAATATTCAAACATAATGAGCATCAGATTGACGAAGCAAAAGCATTATCAAAAGAACTTGGATTTTATTCTTTTACTCCAAAGAAAGCTCTAGGTACAGATAATGGAGTGCAACTAGTTCGGATGTCAGCGATAACCCGAGAAGGAAAATTTGACTATTGGATTGATCCTCCGGAAGATCCTAAAAACAGGAATTTAGAAAATCCTGTTGGCCCAATACAAGCTCAGTTCTGGGAATTCAATGTTGACGAATATAAACGATTAAAAGAAAATAAACTAACTCATAATAATTATCCGGAACGTATTGCCAACGCCTACAGTACTTTATCACGCGAAGACAACTCAATTTTAGATACTGCACAGATCAAATGCAAAGCCGAAACACGGGATGGTGGTAAAGAAGTGTTTATCGATCAAAAAGGTCGAGTAATTCCATGTTGCTATATGGGCACACACTTAAATGGTGTACACTCAGATGGTCAAAGTCTACAATTACACTATGAGATAGAAAAGTATGGTTGGGATCATTTTGATTTAAACTTACATACTCTAGAAGAAATAATGGAAGGTCATCATTTGGATCGAGTGTTTACTGACTCCTGGACTAAGCCCAGCTGTGCCGAAGGAAAAATGGCCTACTGTGCCAATATCTGCGGAACATTTAGTCGTGTTGATCGCATATACACCCATGAAAAAATGGATGATAAATCGAGAAATTGGCGAATAAATGATATTTCGGGTGAGGTTGACAGCTAGCTCAAATGGTGTTATAATATACATATTGTTTAATAGATAGGAGTGGTAAATGGCAAAAGTAGCAAGCAAAACTCGTGTAACCAAAAAACAAGTACATGCTCATCGCGCTAAAGCATCTAAAGACTCTAGCCCAGTTTGGGAAGGCTGTGAAACTTGGGATGGTGATAAGTTCCATCGCTTTTTTAAGACAGCTATGGATTACTATCGTTTAGACTCCGATATCAAAAGTTACAAACCATCTGTAGCCAAATGGATGGAATCAGTTGGCTGCACCAAAGCTGACATTGCCGCATTTAAGAAAGTCAAAGATAGCCGTGTTGGCACTACTATGGGTGCTGTTGCCTGCTGTCTATTGAGAGGCATGACTCCTCAGCGTGCTGACTTTAATAACGGTCGAGATACTGCTGCCTGGCTCCGTGCTGAAATTGTTAAGGTAATTTCTGCAGGTAAAGATGACATTAGTGAAGAAGATGCCAACGCTATTGAAGATGCTAAGCCAGCTGTCTATACCCCATCTATCCAAGAGCGTGTTCGTGAAGCCAGTCTTAAAATGACTGAAGAATTAGAAAATGCTATTGAAGGGTTTCAAAAGGATCCAGAATCATTTGATCCAAAAGCGTTTAAAGTACTCAACTTGCTCAAGGGCAAAGAAGTCAAGGCTGCTCATGCTAGAATTATTAAAACGCTGTATAAGCGTGATTTAGATGAACTTGAGGAGTTAGCTAGCGGAGAAGCTGATGAACAGCTACGTGAAGGCTATAGCCATCTTAGCCGTAAACAAGTTAAGAATTTAATCGCCTTCTATCAAGAGATTATGGCAGCGTGCGACATGCTAGCTCAAGAAGCTAAAGTTAATCGTGCTCCACGTGCTAAGAAAGCACAGCCCAAAGAAAAGATTGTTGCTAAATTGAAATACAAAAAGTCGGACGAACCGATGAAGTTGGTTAGTATCAACCCAATTGACATTATCGGTGCTAAAGAGCTTTGGACTTTTAATACTAAGACTCGTAAACTAGGCAAATATGTAGCATCAGAATACCTAGAACTTACAGTTAAGGGCACAAGTATCGTAGGTTTTAACGAAAATACCAGTGTACAAAAGACATTGCGTAAGCCTGCAGAGCAGTTAAAAGCGTTTAAAGACGCTGGCAAAGTGCAATTACGCAAGTTTTTAGAAGATATCAATGCTGTAGATACTAAGATGAACGGGCGTATTAACGAAGAAACTATCCTGTTAAAAGCAGTATAGAATGCTGTAGGTTATAGATAAATACTCGAAAGAGAGTGTTTATCCATGGCCCAATCATACAATAATATTACTGCAACTTGGACAGGTGGTCCAGAATCTGAAATCGACGGAGCAGGTTTAACCTGGATCTCTAGTGCTGGAATAGTTAAACTTGCTTATAGAATAGGCGAAAGAGTTTGGACTAACGGTGACTTTGATCTCGATGAAGCTCGTTCATACCAAATCGGTAACATTCCTGTCCTTAGTTTAAATGAACTAGGACCAACTGTTACTAAGAGTAATATACAAGAAATTGGGTCTCTACACTATCTAGACGTGCTAGGCGACGCTGTATTAGGCAATGTTATAACTGTAAGCTCAGCTATACAGCGAGTTGGTATCAACACTGCTACTCCACTAGCAGCCTTGGATATACTCGATAACAATGTAAATATTATCATCGGTAGCCAAGGTGTTAATTCTGCTAGTATTGGAACATATACTACTAGCGATTTTAATATTATCACCGACGATACTCCAAGAATTACTATCAAAGGTACCGGTGAGATCATTATCGGTAATGCCGCAAGTAGCAATGCAAATGTAACTATTAATGGTACATTAACTGCTAATTCAGTAGTAACTGATACAAGGATTGATCGTTATAGCCCATTAGAATTCAAGGCAGGCCGTGATACATCTATATATGGTCAAGGACTTGTTTGGACTGGAACTGGGCCACAACGCCATTTCATTATGATGGCTAGTCCGGATAGACTATCTAGTACAGAAAGTATCGATCTAGCTCAAAATCAAGCATACTACATCGATGGGCAACTTGTTTTATCTGGCGGTGCATTAGGTGTCGGTATATCATCTAGTAACCTTACTTCGGTTGGTACTCTACAAACTCTAGCGGTACAAGGGTTAACTACTATGTTTGGTGGTCTTGATGCTACGCATTCAAATATTACAGCAAAATCATTTACTTTAGTTGACGGGTTGATAAGAGTTGCTATTAACGGCAATCAGATCAATAATAGCGACTACATGTCGTTGGCTGTTGCTCAAGATGAAGTGTTCTACGGTGATAGTCAGCAAATTGCACTTGGTAGCAAATCTAATACATCTCGTACTGTTAAAGTATTTGGATCATTAACTGTGGGTGTTAATAACCCTGATCCAGATCTTGCATTGGCTGTTGCAGGTAATGTTAGTTTTGGTGGTAAGAAATTTATCAACGGTGATGCGGCACCAACTGAAGGTACATATAGCAAAGGCGATATTTGCTGGAACAATAATCCAATCGTTCATAATTATATTGGTTGGGTATGTGTAGCCGAAGGCAATCCAGGAGAGTGGTTACCATTCGGTGCTATTGGCAATCAATAATATTGACTTATCTGTATAAGACTGTATAATTACTATATTGCGGACTTAGACGCTCATCCCGCATTATAAACTCTGCGTGTCATCTTAAAGGAAAACAAGATGGCAAAATATTACAGTACAAAACATTACGGACACAACATTGGATTAAGTGCCGTATTTAGACAGCCCAATGCGGATCATAGTCATTGTCATTTGCTACATGGCTACAGTCTAGCATTTACATTTACATTTGGTTGCGACACACTAGATGATAAAAATTGGGCAGTAGACTTTGGTGGACTCAAACAACTCAAAGCATGGCTTGAAGATAAGTTTGATCACAAATTGGCTTTGGATCTTGCTGATCCACACTTAGCCAAATTCCAAGAACTAGAAGAACTAGGCCTAGCCGAAATTAGAATCTTTGACGGTGTGGGTGCTGAGAAGTTTGCCGAACATGCTTTCCACTTTGCCGATCAATTGATTAGAGAAAAAAGCAATGGCCGTTGTTATTGTGTACGAGCAGAGTGTGCAGAGCATGGTGCTAATAGTGCTATATACGAAGGCTAATCCTAGATATGAACATGATTGAAGAATATTCAAATGCATTTAGTAAAGATTTTTGTAATAATATTATAGAAATTTTTGAAAGAATGCATTCCGAAAGACAGACTTATTCTAGGAATTCTTTATCTAAAAACGGCGATGATCGAGTATCATACGATTGGGCACCACACGGTCAAATGCATTATTATCATCATGACGTTGTGCAGGCATTTTATGCGGGTATAAATGCATGTTATGATCAATATATTGAAAAGTATGCCATGCTTAAAGAAGTCAGCAGACACAGTCCTAAAGGCATGTGCATACAGCGCACTAATCCACATCAGGGATATCATACCTGGCATGTAGAAAGCGAAGGGAACTTTAGCGTTTCTAGAGTAGTAGCTTATACACTATATTTGAACGATATAGAAGAAGGCGGCGAAACCGAATATCTGTATCAGGGTGTTAAGATTAAACCAGAAGCTGGCAAGGTAGTAATTTGGCCCAGCGGCTGGACTTATCCGCATAGAGGTAATCCAATCTACACCGGACTCAAATATATTATAACCGGTTGGTACACATACGATCAATAAGTGTTGACTTTTACTATATTTTGTGCTATAATAAAGCATGACTAAGAAAATCGGATTTGCTTGTAAATGGATTGATCGCCCTGATCAAACTGAGGGTATTAAACCTAAAGATGATGCCAAGAAGTATAACACTGGCACAACTACTGTTCGTTGGTTAAATAATCAACCAAGAGACGTTGCGGAGCAGAGACTATGGGACTTAATGGTGGGCAATATCGAGGCAACTCGATTGCTAGTAGAACGTGTTAGTCAGCTTGAGCCTAATCTTAGGATGGTTCGGCTTAGTAGCGACATTCTGCCTGTTTATACTCACGCTGACTTTGCTGATTATTGGCGTCAACCTGACGTTGTATCATACTGCGAAACCCACTTTAAGAGAGTGGGTGACATTGCTCGCAATAGCGGCGTTCGGTTATCTATGCATCCTGGGCAGTTTACTGTCTTGGCAAGCGATAACCCAGGGATTGTTGAACGTTCAATCGCTGAATTCGAATATCACACAGACATGGCCCGATGGATGGGTTATGGAAAAACGTTTCAAGACTTTAAAATCAATGTTCACATCTCCGGTCGACAAGGCCCAGACGGCATACGACGGGCCTACGGAAAACTAACGCCCGAAGCACGTAATTGTATTACAATCGAAAACGAAGAAAATTCATGGGGGTTAGATGACTGCCTTGCTATTAGCGATATCATTCCTATTGTGCTTGACATACACCATCATTGGATACGTGAAGGTGAATATATCAGCAACCAGGATAGCCGTGTTATGCGTGTCGTGGACAGTTGGCGCGGTGTGCGCCCTACTTGTCATTACTCAGTATCTCGTGAAGATGTACTCGTGGGCCATGACACTAGTATAATGCCTCACCATGCAGAGCTATTAAAAGAAGGTTACAAAAAGCAAAAGCTCAGAGCGCATTCAGACTTTTACTGGAATACAGCAACTAACGAATGGGCATTGAGCTTTTTAAATACGCACGATATTATGTGCGAATCTAAAGGTAAAAACCTAGCTAGTTTTGCTCTTTACGAGCAAGCTAAAGCTCTTACTCTGCTTTAGGCTTACGTGGAGCACGTGGCTTTTTAGCCGCTGGTGCTTTCTTAGCCGCTGGCTTTTTCTTGGCAGCAATGCTTTTAACAACCGCTTCAGATGCAGCCTTGGCATTTGAGGTTTCAACTTTATAAGGCGCTTCAACTACAGGTGTTTCAATTTTAACTGCTGGTGCAAACAAACTTTTAATAAATTTAATCATGGTATTTCTCCTAGTACAGTATTTATTCGATAAATATCATTATGTACAACTTTATTAAGCATATTACACTGAACGAAGGTAAGAGTCCTAAAACCCTAGTTCAAACTAAGTTGCCCTATGCCAAGGATGATCTCGAGCCTAGTATGAGCCAAGATACTATAGACTATCACTATGGTAAACTATATAAGGGGTATGTTACACGGTTTAACGACGGTGAAGGCGATCCAGACTTTAATGAAGCAGGTGCTTTCTTACATGATATCTACTTTACACAGTTCCAAAAACCCACAAGATCAAACGAGCCCGACGGCACTGCTGGTGAATTTATTAACAAACACTACAAGAGTTTTGATGCGTTTACCGATGCTTTTCAAAAAGAGTTTATGTCTATCCAAGGCAGCGGATGGTGCTATCTAGCCCGAGATGGAAAAATTAAGACTATCAAAAATCACGAAATTAAAATGGATATTGTGCTGTTAATCGATGCTTGGGAACATGCCTGGGCATTAGATTACCAAGCTGACAAGAAAGGTTATCTTGCTAATCAATGGAAGATTATCAACTGGAATGTGATCAGCTCTAGAGTTGGTCTAGCAAATAAATAATATTGCTATGAAAATCTGGGAACTATTAAACGAGGGTGTGAACGATCAATTCTTGTATCACGGAGTGCCAGACGGCCCTACTATGATGCAGATATTAAAAAGTGGTGCTTTAAAGCCGCAAAAGCCCTTTGACTTTGATCAAGAGATGGATCAAGAAAATGGTGAAGAATCTATTCCACGCATAAGTCTAACTCGTAATCAATACTTGCATTTTCCCTACGGGAATGGTGTGGCTCAATTTGTTATAGATAAAGATGCTCTTCGTCGTGCTGGATACAAAGTAGTACCTAAGGTAGGTGCTATGATGCATTACAAATACGAAACTGAAGAACAGGTATATAAACCTATACCTATTCAGGCTCCATTTATAGTTGAAATACAATACGATCCTGACTTAAAAATCCCCAGAGGTTTTTTTGATCACGCTAAAACAATGGGTGTTAAAATTTCTCCGTGGCGCAAGGAAGGGCAAAATCCCCTAGCTAAACCGCCTGCTGATACTGGCCCCCAACCGCAGAACGATTATACGGATCCGTCAAAATTAAAAATACACAATAATGGATATACCAGTGGTAATCCTCCAAAGAAAACCGAACCCACTGAGTGGTATGTAGGTTATAATCGACCAGGTGGATTTATTGATATGATAGGCCAGCGCAGTAAAGATAAATCATATATACAAAAACTTTACCCGCAACTCAAAGATAGAGTTGCTAAGAAATTAGATTTTTCTGGATTGCTCCCAGCTGATCAATATAGAAAAGAATGGAAACGTGGATACAGTCAAGTACATCCAGGCGACAAGGATTGGCAAAGCTAGAGTTGGTCTAGCGTCTTAAGACTACTTACTGGCATATCCCAGATCTTACGAGCTTCAACACCTTTTTCCTGAGCAAATTTCTTAGCATCACAATCTCCACAAACGTGATAGAAATTGTTGGTTAATCGCTTAGGATCCATATCACCTTTATCACGATTAAAAACCCCCTGGCAGCAATCGCATCTAAAAATAATCACAGTCTTATTACGATAGTAAGCGTGAGTTTTGCCTCGCTTACTGCGTCTCATATAAGTGTGTTTTCTAAATTCAGTGCCAAGTATCATAATAGTATTTACATTAAGGTTATAAAAAGCCTTTGATAAATATCATATAACACAGGAACGCCATGATCATTATCACTGAACACGCCGCAGAAAAGATTAAAGATATCCTTGCTGAAGAAAATAATCCCGAATTAAAGTTACGTATGTTTGTGCAGGGTGGCGGATGTAGCGGATTTACCTATGGATTTACTCTAGATGAAGTTGTTAATGAAGACGATTTTGATATAGAAAAAGACGGGATTCATGTTTTAGTAGACGCAATGAGCGCACAGTATGTGCAAGGTGCAGAAATAGATTACAAAGAAGATCTATATGGCAGCCAATTTTCAATAAAAAATCCTACCGCAGTATCAACTTGCGGCTGCGGTTCAAGTTTCGGAGTTTAATATAAATGTCACAATTATCAATTGATATCGGTATACAAGGTAATGACGGTACTGGCGACAGTATTCGTGAATCGTTTCGTAAGGTTAATACTAACTTTACTGAACTATATGCTGCCTTTGGTGCTGGAGGTAAAATTGGATTTACTAACTTAGCTGATGCACCATCTGCATATGGTAATAGCCAGGTTATTATGTCGAATACTACTGGCAGCAAACTTACCGCTCGTAATTTAATTGCCGGGTCTGGTATTGTAATTGATACTACAAATAATGCTCAGGTTACTTTTAGTGCGGCTGCCGCAGGATTGCGTAATGATTCTGCTCCAACACTAGTTGCACCAATAAACGCTAATGGATTTACTATTGGAAATATAGCAGCTCCGTCACAGAGTTTAGTTAATACATTTAATACTCTCTACGGAACTAATATTACAATCAATGATCTAGTTATTAATAAGGGTTATGCTGATGCACATTACTTGCCATTAACAACTACCACAACAGGCGGCGGTACTTCTGTATCTGTAGTAACCGGTCCTGTACGAGTACGTGCTGAGCCTTCTATTCCACCTACAACCGACCCAGACTATGATCCAACATTAACTGGAAATTATTTGGCAACAGAAGCTGTACAACGTCGTGCTGTAGTATTGCGCGAAGGCGACACTATGACCGGAGCCCTAGTACTAAATGATCATCCATCTCCTATCACCGGAACAGGACCTCAAGATTCTACAAGCAAAACAGCCGCTACAAAATATTATGTTGATCAAGCAACATTTGCTTCAAATGTTAATTTATTTGTGTCAACATCAAGTGGTGATGACCTACAACAAAAAGCACCTCCTGGAAAGCAAGGACGTAGCTGGAGTTATTCATATAAAACGATCGGTGCTGCTATGCTGGCCGCTGATAGTCTACAGAGTATTGCACAGATCGAACCCGGTCCATATCGCCAAAGAATTAGTTACACACTCAGTGGTAGTCCGACAGAATATTTTTCTACAATTAACAACGTTGCATTAACAGGTGGTAATAGTGCAGTCCCTGGCTATCCAGATGCACGTACACTGTTAGAACAAAACAAAACATTTATTCAAAATGAAGTTGTCAGTTATATCAATAACAAATATGTAAATCAATTTAGTTATAATCAAACAACAATGAAGACCAATTTGGTCAATTTAATTGATGCTGTATGTTATGACTTGGTTGTTGGTTCAACTTATAATACCACAAGAGTAGCAACAACTATTTTAGCAGGTACAGGAACAACAAGTCTAGCACAGACAGTTGACGCTATTAATAATGTTAGCAGTCAAATATTAAATTATAGCTACGTCAGTGCAAATTTATCGTCATACATTACTAGTGTAATAAATGGCCTGTGCTACGATTTAATATTTAACAGCAACTATCAGACTATTCAAGCTGCTCTAGCATTTTCAACAGCTAATACATCACTAAGTACCACAGAAATCGTTTCTATTATTGGTAATCTAGGAAATGAAATCTTAGGTATTAATGGTACTACATCAATGAGCGCAGCTAGTGTTACTACTACTGCTACAGGAACAGTGTCTAGCAGTACAATAAGTGTATCGTCACCAATAGGTATTGTAGTTGGTATGCTAGTCTCTGGTGCTGGAATTGCTAGCGGTGCTAGTGTAACCAGTATTGTTGGCAGTACAATTTATTTAAGTAGTGCCAATACTGATGCAGTATCAGGATCAGTTGTACTTGGATCTAATGCTATCACTGTTGTTAATGTTTCAGGAATAGCAGTAGGACAAAATGTTTCAGGAACCAATATTGCCGCAGGTAACACAGTTTCCAGTATTGTGAATAATACAATTATTCTAAGTTTACCAACTGCTGGTCCAGTATCTGGTACCGCAGTATTTACAACAACCTCGATTGCTAACAATAATTCTAGTATTAGTAGTAATATTGCTGCATTAGAAGCAATGCTAACAACAGGCAAACTTGCTACACCGGTATTCCCTGCTATTACAGGAACTACTACCACTGGTCAAACTTCAGCTAGAGATTTATTGTTGAATAATATTTCATTTATACAAGCAGAAGTAGTTTCATTCTTGAGTGCTAACTATCCAGGCCTAGCTTATAGCCAAGCAAAATGCAAACGAGATGTACAATATATTGTTTGGGCGTTAGTATATGACCTAATGTATGGTGGCAATAGTGCTACTATCAATGCCGCAAGAACTTACTACAACGGTACATTAGTCATTGCCGCTTCAGAAAGACAAGCAACACTTGATGCCTACGACTATGTGAATACTCTAGCACAGGCAATCATCACTAACACATCTCTAATTACACAGTATCAACAAAGTATTATTCAATATCAAAATACTACATTGTTGAACGGTGGAACAATGGGCACCAGCATTGCAAACAATATTGAAACTGTTCAAGATTACATAAATGGTGAATCTGATACCCTAGTAGTTCCATCAACTACAGGAGTATCTAGTCCTAACTTGGCCATTAGAAGTTATATTCTAGGAAATTCAACTACATATGCATCAGATGCTGTTACATATCAAAATAACAATTTCCCAGTAATTATCGACAGCGGTACTCTAGCAACTATATCTAATTTGTTCACAGTTGCTTCGTCATTATTGACCAACGGTATCGTGTCACGTACAACTCCTACATATACACTTACAAGTGCTAGCACAGGATACCAAAATGCAGCAACTCTGATTAAAAACAATATTCCATTCTTAATCGATGATGCATTAGGCTATGTTAAGACTACATATCTATCTTATTATAATGCTATTACTGATACTGTTGCCTATCGTAGACAACTACAGTATATTATTGAAGGTATTATATATGACATAGTCTATGGGGGCACTAGTGGTGCAACTCTAGCAAGCCAACTACTATATACTAACGGTACAGATTCTCAAACCAATGCAGCTATTATTACTAGAATACAAGCTAACATTTCTTCGATCATATCAACAACTGTAGCAATTAGTCCAAACTATCTCAGCACTGTAAGCTCATCTAATGCACAATATATCAACGCTGGGTTAACAGGTGCTAGCGCAGCGTCAACTGCTATTACTGCAGATTTTACAATTATATCTACAGTGCTAGGTGGTGGTACAGCTCCTACAATAGTGTATCCTACACTAACAGGATTTTCGTCAACTGCTCAGTCAGCTAGAAATACTATTGTTCCTAATGAAAGCAATATAGCACAAACAACCATACTTTATCTTAATACTACCTATGCCGGTGGATTTAATTATAATCAAGCAACTTGTTTACGAGATGTTGGTTTGATTATTGAAGCCATGGCCATTGATGTGATCGTCGGTGGTACCTATCAAAGTATCCAGGCCGGTAAGAGCTATTATAGAAATGCTAGTGCATTGTTAGCTATTGGAGGACAGTATAAAGAAACTTTAGATGGTATCAACTACGCAAAAACTCTAGCAATACAATGTTTAAATCAGACTACTGCTAGTCGTTATCAAACTGCGTTTACACAGTATACTAACGGTGGACTAAGTGCTGCCAGTCAGGCAGTTACTGATGTAACCAATAATATGAATACCCTAATCAGTATCATTACCAACGGTCTAGGTTCGGCACCTGCTCCCAGCTATGGTACAGGTATTTGGAATGTCTATATTACTAATGGCGGCAACAACGCGGTTGATCAAGGTAAACCAGGATCAAATCATATTATTCCAGCTAAGGCATTAGTCGGTGCAACTTCAGGAGCTACCGGCGTAATTGTTACATATACTCCTAATGCAAGTTCAGGATTAGACCTTATTCAGATACGTTTAACACAGCCTATTTTATTTACTAACAGCGAACAATTAGATTTTGGTGAAACAGTTAAGGCTGCTAACATTACAGTGTTTGTCGAAAGCGGTATCTACTATGAAGACTACCCACTACGCTTACCTGCTAACGTTTCTATTAAAGGTGATGAATTCCGTCGTACAATCGTTCGCCCATTAGATCGTATATCACAAAGTCCATGGCGTAAAGTTTTCTTCTATCGTGATGCAGTAATTGATGCTAACTTGATTGGATATTTAGATCAAACTATAAACTATGCATCGCTATTACCATTTACTGGCGCAAGTGCTATTATCAGTGGTACCACTGGAAATATCACAGTTACCTTCCCGTCTTCAGTCTTCGTTCCATCATCATATATCGGAAAAGTTATTACAGTTGGTGTAGGACAAGCTGTTATTAGTAGCGTAAGTAATAATATTGCTAACTGCCAAACTATCTATCCGTTTAGTGCCGCAGGTACATTTACTTCGGGCAACTGGGGTATGTACAATACAATTAATTATGGTCGTCACTACTTGACTAACCCATTAGATATTACTAGTACTCCTAAAAATAATAAACTGATTGACGTATTGCTATGTAATGATCAAACACGTGTTAGTAATTTAACATTCCAAGGACACGGCGGCTTTGCCATGGTACTTGACCCAGAAGGACAAATTAAAACTAAGTCACCATACGGACAAGTGTGTTCAAGTTTCTCACAGTCAATCAATGCTAAAAGATTTGCTGGGGGACAGTATGTTGACGGATTTACAGGTCGACTACGTGGAACAATTAACGCAATTAGTTATAATGCAATTACAGGATTTAATACAAGTAGTCTAGTAGGCGGCAGTGGCTATACTCCGACTAGTGGAACAGCAACATATACTAACGTAGCATTAACTGGCGGTACTGGTTCAGGCGCAACTGGAACAATTACTGTTACCAATGGTGCTGTTGTTAATATTTCTGTAGCGACTATTGGAGCAGGAACAGGCTATACAATAGGTGATAGTATTAGTTGTGCTAACTCAAGTATCGGTGGTACTGGCAGTGGATTTAGTATCCCTGTTAGTACAGTCAGCGGCAATGGAATCTATGTAACTATCAAAGGTTCAACTAGTGCAACTGGTACTTATGTAAGTGGTGGCGGTACTGGCAGCAATACATTGTTAGTAACAGGCGTAGCAGGTACTATCCAACCGGGATCTTTAATTAGTGGTACAGGATACGGCACTGGTCAAACAGTTGTAACTGTAACAACATCAGACAATGTTACATATACTGTAACTACTAGCGGATATGGAACGACAACTCCAAGCGGTACACTTGTATTTGGTGTGTCTAGTGGTCTTGATATTCGACCACCTCAACCACCGTGTGCCTTCTATGTATCAGGGTTCCGTTATCAAGTTGACGACATATTGTCATTTGATGCTACAACTGCTACCGCTGTTTTAGTTCTCGATACAGCCACACCATACAATGCTGCTGGTGCATATAACAATGCAACCTGCTCAAGAGATACTGGATTAGTATTAGATGCAGTTGGCTACGATGTAGTATTAGGTAGCAACTATCAATCAGTTAAAGCAGGTTTGTCATATCTACGTCAAGATGCTTATACCGTATTAGCTAAACAAATTACTACTACTACCGCAGCATTCAGTTATGCAAGTACTTTGGCCCAGGCACAGACATCATATTCTTCTGCCCAGACAACCATAGCTAATTCGTTTAGTCTAATAAACACTATTCTGCAACAAGGTGTTGCCAGCGCCGCACCAACAATTACATACCCGGCTGGTCCTAATAGTACCGCCGGCCAACAAAATGCTGTAGCAATCATACAGGCTAATCGTACATTCTTACAACAGGAAATCACAGCTTGGTTAAATGCTAACTATGTTGTTAAAAATATTCCTAACTATTCCGCTGTAGTCTATCAGCAAAATGTAGGCTATGCTGTCGATGCTATATGTTACGATTTGCTCTATGGTGGTAATTCGATGACATTCGATTTTACTATTTCATATTTTGCTAAGAGTGTATCAACCGAAACTGGATTTAATACTGTCACAGGTCAAGAAGCTGTAATAGCTGCATCATACGGTCGATTGAATACTATCTTACAGCAGATTGTTCTCAATACTACTGTGACTAAATCATTAGGTAATATCTTTACACAAAATACAAGTCTACCGGCAGCAACTAGCACAGAACAAACTAGTATTAATACGCTGGCTACAATTTTAACTGGATTTAATTATACTACTGGTGTAACTAGTGCTACTAGAACCACTCCGAATACCAGCGGAGCAAATACTAATCTATTAGCTGCCCAGTCTGCAATTCAAACAGCTAGAAGCACAATTCAATCTAGTGTGATTACCTTTATCAATCAGGGCGCAACGCTAACAATTAACGTTGAGGGCGGTGGCAACAAGTCAATGTTGGCTAACGACTTTGCTATGATTAACGATTTAGGCTATGGTATTCTTGCTACCAACGGCGGTGTAACTGAACAAGTTTCAACATTCTCATACTATTGTCATACCCATTACTGGGCTAACAACGGTGGACAGATTCGTTCAGTGGCGGGTTCTAATGCACACGGCGACTATGGTCTGCGTTCAAGTGGATACGATGTTACTGAATTACCTAATGCTGTTAATCTTACCTATGACATGGCGCAAACTGCTCGTGTATACAAGCAGGGAACCTATGCTAATACTGGTTTAGGTATTACAGTAGATAGTACTAAATCATTGTCCTTTGCTATTATAGGCTACGAGTATACTCCATTCAATGTGTCAGAAATTGAAATTGATCATACCCTAGCTGGTGGTCCGATTACACGTTATCTGTTAAGCACTATTGCACATACCTCAGTAACAATTAACGGACAAAACGTATTACAATTAACACTTGCCACAACTGGAATTAACTCTACTAGTGCAACTGGACTGTTGTTTAGCTTGTATGATGGACAATTGATACAAATACGTATGTTGCAAAATGCTAAGTTTTATAACATCAGCAACGTAAATCCAACAAGACCATCAACTGCTTTACAGTACACTAATAATTTAAGTGATGTGTATCGTTTGATTGCATATAATCTTACAGAGTCAACAGGTGAAATATTACCTGCAAACGTTGCAGTATTGCAAAGTGATGCATCATTTAACTACTATAAGTTAACTATAGATGCTACTAGCATTGCTGTTCTTGATCCACAAGATCCTACCAAGACACAGGGTAGCAAAGTAGGCGATAATAAGATTGCTGTACTTACTATCAGCGATGCACCTACTATTGCGCAAATCAATAGAGGTATCTATGTGTTTACTTGGAACGGTCGTAGTCATCGTGCAATCAGCTACACTCCTCCAGTTAATATCGCAACTGGATATTATGTAAGCGGTGGTGGAACAAGTCCATACACAATTACCTTAAACAATGTATCAGGAACTATATCGGCTGGCATGCTAGTTACCGGTGGTAATGCTGCTAACAACGCATACCTAGCAAGCCAGAATATCACAGTTGTCAGCACTAATCTTACTACTACAGGTGGATTAACTACAGGAACAGTAGTTGTCAGCGGTCTATATAATGCTGCTCCAACTAGCGGATATACTATTACATTCGGCGTATTTGTTAACGGTTACTTAACTATTGATCCGAATCCAACATTTAATATTGCTACATATGGCGCATCAATTGGTGCATTAACCTATAATAGTAAGTATGTTCCAACTGTCGGTGGCACTGCTTATGTAACCTATGATACCAATTTAGATTTAGTCAATGCTCCAATCGTTGACGGTTACTATCTAGTAGCTAATCAACCTAACGCTGCCTATAACGGATATCAACAAGTATCAGCAGTTACTTCGACTACATTGGTCACTGTTGGTAGCACTGTCGGTCTATCTGTTGGACAATTGATATCTGCGATTGTTACGCTCAGTAACGTATCAATTACAGGAACAAGCGGACAATTTGCTTGCAACACAACATCACTAATTACAGGAACACAAATACAAGTTAGCGGTGCATTAACCGGTAATGGCAGCATCAGTGGATACACTGGCATTACAACTGTATACTATGTTATTGCAACTAATAATTCAACTACCTTTACCTTATCTACAACATCAAATGGTAGCGGAGTAACAACAGGTACTGGTACCGTAACAGGATTAACATTTACAGTATTAAATCCTCCAGCAGTATATGTTGCGCCAAATGCTACTATTACTAGTATTAGTAGTAATGGATATCAATTTACTGTAAGTCCTGCTTGTTGGTTCCCTTCAGGTACAACTGTGTCAGCACAGAACGTTGCGACTGTACAGAGTCTTACAATTAGCAATGCAGGTAGCGGCTATGGAACAACTCCACCAACTGTTACATTCAGTGGAGGCGGTGCAAGCTCTCAGGCAATTGCCACAGTTACCTTGACTAACGGTAGTGTAACTGGATTTACTATTGTAAGTCCTGGATACGGTTATACAAGTCAGCCAACAATTACTGTAAGCGCACCAACAAGTGGTGTTACCGCAGTACTAGTAGCTGTCCTTACAGCTAACCCAGTTGTTAATGCTACAGCGATTTCAGGTATTAGTAATATACAAGTTACAATGGCCTATCCTAGTGATCCAGGATTATTCCAAACTGGAGCCTTAGTAGCACCAACTGGATATACCAGCAAGGTACCTTCAACATATAAGAGCAACAATGGATTTACTCTTACACTTCCATTGCCTACACAGTCAGTTGCACCGACAGTAGATTCATACTATCGTGTTTATAGCTATACCAATATTATAACAGCAACAACTACTGGTACAAACTATATTACTACTTCGAGTACTGCGAACTTATCAACCGGACAATTGATTGAATTCAATAACATTGATATTTTTACTAATGCTACTGCGGCTGCAAGCGGTACAAACTATATCACAGTAAACAATACTACCGGTATGGCAGCTGGTATGCCTATAACATTTACATATGACCAAGTCAATATGACTGTCAGTTATGTTGCGGCTAGTGGACAGATCACTGTTAACAGTAGCGCAGGACTATTCCTTGGTATGCCGATTGTGTTCTCTGGAACAGCCGCTGGCGGATTAAATCCTAATCAAACTTATTACATCTATGATGCTCCAGACTCAACGCATATCCGAGTAACTACAGTCAACGGCGGCGCATATCAGACTTTTAGTAATGCTAGTGCAAACATGAGTGCATCAGCAGGTGGTATATTTGGCGGACTCGGACAAGGTGTAGTTTACTATATCAACAGCGTAGTTGACGGTACACATATAACTGTTAGTCAAACTGCTAGCCCATTAAGTGCATTTGGTCTAAGTGCTGCTAGTGGATTCATGAAGGTCAGTATCGGCGGTGGTGGCTTTGGTGGGCTAACTAACAGTACAACATATTACATTACTTCGATTCCAGATTCTACACATTTTACTGTATCAACTACACTAGGTGGTACAAATCTAGTACTGTCTACTGCTTATGGTACTATGTTAGCTAACGTTGTATCTAGCTATAATCCATTGTATAATGGTTCTTGGGCTGTAACTGCTAGTTCAGCAACCAGCATAAGTTTATTTTATCCTTATGACCCAGGTGCATTTATTACACCATTAAACGCAACACTGAGTAGTGTTTCCGGTGTATCAGGGGCTGGCCCATTCTTAGTTACATTTACTATCCCAACACAGGCAGTTGCTCCGACTACTGGCATTAATTATACTGTTAGTGGACAAGTTAATACTGCATTTAACACATCAGTTACTGCTACTAGTTCAAGTACAACAAGTATTACTCTAAGTTATGTAACTAATCCAGGGACATTTGTCACAGCGACTCCGATCAACATTACCAGCTATGGAACTGTAACAGGTTCTGGCCCATATGTTGTTACATATAACATTACAAGCCAAACTTATGTTCCATTTACAGGTACTACTTACACAGTCGCAGGTAGTAGCACCGCAGGATATAACGGTACCTATAGTGTTGTTGGTAGCACCAACAGTACTATCCAGGTTAGCTATCCAAGTAATCCTGGTTCATTCGTTGCTGGGCTAGTTGGTACTGGTCAAATTGCTGGCACTACTCTAGCTGTAACTGCGGTAACTAGCGGCGCGATTGCTACTAATCAAGTGATAACAGGAACTAATGTAACTACAACAACAGTTACAGGTACATACACAACTGGTAAACTTATCAGTGCCGTAGCATCAAATGCCACTTACTTTACTATTACGACAGCAGCACAACCAGTACCTTGGATAGTTGGACAACAGGTAACTATTACCGGTGTCACACCTACTGGTTATAATAATACATGGACTATTTCAAATAACATAGCACCGACAGCTACACAATTTACAGTAACTAATGCAAGTAACTTTGGTACTAGTGGATTCGTCAGTAATGCTGGAACAGCTACACCATCGGGTGCTACAGGTGGAGTTGGTATGTATGTTGTTGCTACAACACAGACCGCTGCTTCAGGGGCGATTGCTACTAACTTAACTATTACTCCGACTGCTACAACTACTAGTGTTATCGGTGGAGCAACTGTATTGATTGCTCCAGAGGTAACCAATGCATCAAGTAGTAGTTTAGGTATTAGTAAACCATTTAGTGTTGCTAACATACCAACCCTACGTCTAGGATATCCAGCAGGATCAGGTGCGCAAATTACTGTTCGTATTAGTACTTGCCGTGCCACAGGACACGATTTCTTAGATATTGGTACTGGAGGTTATGTAACTACAAACTATCCATATCAAATTTATGGTAATCCGGCACTGCCAAGACAGCAAACACAAGAAGTGTTTGAAGAAGGGGTAGGTCGTGTATTCTATGTAACATCGGACCAGAACGGTATCTTCCGTGTGGGACGTTTCTTTACAGTGGACCAAGGTACTGGTACAGTTACATTCTCTGCAAGTATCGCGTTGAGTAACTTGGACGGTTTAGGATTCAAGCGTGGTGTTGTTGTTAGTGAATTCTCAACAGATTCAACAATGACCAACAACGCATCGGATACAGTTCCAGTACAATCAGCTGTTCGTGGATATATTGATGCACGTTTAGGTTTAACACATGGTGGTTCACCAGTAGCGTTAACTAATTTAATTGGGCCAGGATACCTAGCACTAAGTGGTGCGTTAAGCATGAAAGGCTCTCTAAATATGAGCGGCTATTTGATCAATAACGTATCTACACCACAAAGCGGTTTAGATGCTGCTAACAAGAGCTATGCCGATGGACTTACGTTGTCAGTTAATGCTCTTTATAAACTAACTGATCAGTTAATCACCTATGCAAATATTCCAAACGGCAATACACACGTATTTGATCAGTATGTAGGCAATCAATTATCAATCATAAGCATTACTACATCAGGTGGTACTGCTACTTTAACTTACGCAGTACAACCTAGTGCTCCGTATGCGATTGGGCAGACCATTTATGTTCAAGGTGTAAATCCTAGCGGATATAACGGAACATGGGTAGTAACTGCGTGTACTTCAATCGGTGTGCAGTTTGCTACAGCATACAGTACTGCATATGTAGGCGGTGGTACTATTACAACTGGTCGTTGGAGAAATATTGCCTTCCCAAATAGCACTAGTGCAAATAATGATGTTGCAATTAATTGGAATTCATCAACCAGCGCATTAACATCAAGTATTAACTTAGGTGTTATTGTTAACCAACAAGTTAGTCCTACAGCAGCTATCGCGCAAAGTAAGTTGAGTCTAAACAGTGCCGGTGTCCTAGCAAATGCTACAGGTATTACACAGGCTAATTTAGGTGTAGCAGCATTTAGTAGTGCGACATTTAGTTCTACTAACGGTTGGATTGATGTACAAACATCAACCAGTGCTAGCACTGGTGTTGTTCTAAGTAAGATACAACAGATTAGTGCAAGTACCATATTGGGTAATCTAGGTAGCGTTGCAGCAAGTCCAAGTCAACTTACACCCGGTAATGTAGTAACAGCTGGTGACGGTATTAAGAACGCAAACTTTAGTTCATCGGCTAGTGTATCGACCGGTGTAATGATTGTTAACTATAATATCGCATCTGGTACTAGTGGAAATACCTACAGTATTATTCCTGCTGTGTCTACTGCAACTGCTAACTCAATTGTGTTGCGTGATAGTAGCGGCAATTCTACTGTATCAACTTTAAATACTGCTACTCTACAAATTGGTGGGTATAAAGCACAAGACTTAACTAGCACTACATTTAACTATTATACTCCAGGTGGCTACCAGTTTGGAACATCAACTGGTACAAATGGCACTAACAGTACCTTTGCATTCTTAGCTGGTACTGTGGATATAAGTGCTAGCGGTGCAATTCTTAAAGCTACAACTATAACCACTGGCGCAGCAGGTACTGTCGGAACTGTAACAGGTACATATCAAGTTACTGCATCTAGTACATGGGATGTAACAGCTGGCACACTTAAATCATATACACTAACAACAGGTGGTGATTCGCTAGCAGGTGTTATCCAAGGTAAGTGGACCTTAAGCGGTGCAAGTACCTTACAAGCTACCTATGCTGACTTAGCTGAATACTATGAGGGTGACCAAGAGTATGAACCAGGTACAGTGTTAGTGTTTGGTGGTGATAAGGAAGTTACTTCAACTGACACTATGAACGATACACGACTAGCTGGTGTAGTAACAACGAATCCGGCTTACGTCATGAATAGTGAACAAACAGGTATTAAGGTTTGTCTAGCTCTAGCAGGTCGTGTTCCAGTTAAGGTAGTAGGTCGTGTTAAGAAAGGCGACATGCTGACAACATCAAGTACCCCCGGATATGCTGTTAAAGCATTAAATCCAACACTAGGTGCTATCATTGGTAAGGCTATTGAAGATAAAGACTACGGTGAAGCAGGTGTAATAACTGTTGCGGTAGGGAGAATGTAATGACTA